AAATGTAATATCAGTTATAGTCCAACTAGAATGAGATGCACCTCTGACTAATTGTTTTGGAGCCATATCTTCTTGTACTAAAATTAAAGTATCAGCTGATTGTGTATGATCCATAGTTGCAAGTGTAGTAGATCCTATTGTTGTTGTTAAATAATCATTACCACTTGAGTTTATGTTAGTTACTAATTCTTTATCTTTAAAAATATAAATTCTATTATGTACAAACAAAAGCATATAACTTTGTGTTGTAGAAAATTCAAAAGGTACAAGTTTCATTCCATTTTGTGGATTAGCAGCACTTGGTACTTCAAATAAAAATTGTAAGCCAGGTCTCCTTTCTATACCACCCTGTGGTTGGATAAGTACATTACGAGCTTGATCTAATGCATTGTAATATTGATTGATGTCTATTCTTGATTTTAATAATGGATCTACCTCACCGGTAGTAAAGTTTGATTGTATAGTTACAGCTCTGCTCATCTAACATCTGTCAATGGGAAATCTACTATTGCATAATTTGGTTTACCTCTACCATCTATATTACATGCCTGGCGAAAATACCCACCCCTTCCATTTTCAGTTAATGAACCCAAAGCTACACCTCTCCAGTATTCTGCCTTTGTGATTTGGTCTGTTACTGGTTCAGCTAAATGCCAGGCTAACATGTAAACTAAAAGCTGTACAAAATAATTAGGCATCAAGCCTTCGGATACGACACTTGATATATAATCTATATAAATATTTTCCTCATTAGTTGCTATTGCCGGACCAGAACTTGTATAAACTAATTCATAGTTTTGGATTGGCAGCACTCTAGTTGAGCTTGAATTATAAACTTGTAGAGCTGTACCACTTACAGCAGTTGATGGTAAAGGGTATAAGTAAGTCCATTCATTGACTGGAGTTGATGATGATCTTGCTAGTTGTTCTTTTACTAGAGCAAAAGACCATGGATATAATGATAAAGTTTTTCCTTTGATTGTTTCATAAATACTATTAGCTACTCTTGCAGCATCGTTAGTAGTATCAGAAAATGATGAGATTGTATCAGATCCTAATAATACTAATGCTTGGTTTACGATAGTTACTTTTGTATCTCCACTTGCCATAGTATTGCCTCAATAAATGAAGAGGCCTCTTTCAAGGCCTCCCCATGTTTAGTTGATTAGTCGTTGTCAGTAGCCGATATTGCTGTACCATCAGAAATATCAACAACACCACTTGCGTTGCTGACTACTGGGTGTAACGAGTAAGTTCTCGTACCACCAGTTGATGCGTGTACATATATCAAATCACCGACTTTTAACAGATCAGATACATCATTAAAGTATCCAGATGCGTCTATATCTGTTTTAGCATCAGTTGATGTATAGCTCCACATTTGAGGAGCATTACCAGCTTTTGCCTGACCACCTATTGGTTGTAGTCCTGTTTTATCAAACGCCATAATTATTCTCCTTTATTAGCTTTCATCAGTTGTTATTTTAACGATACCATCTGCATCAATAGCAACAGCTCCAGCAGAGAACATGCTATTTACCAAGAATGATGTTTTTTCTGGTACATAGTTGATCTCTGTTTTTTGTGCCATATTAACTGCCATACCTACAGCAGATCTATGGAACGCAAAACAAGTTCTGTCGTTAGTTGCTAATGGTAATCCACCTTCATCTCTATCACCTAGAACATAAAATCTGAAACCTAGGAAAGTATTGATCTCTCCAGAAACCAGAGCTTTAATACTAGCGAAATCGCCAGAGATTGCTCTCTCATCAGCTAGTAATCCAGATAATGAGTTTGCGTGGATTATGATGTGTCTATCATCAAATGGAACATTTTTAGCATCAAGTGCTTTTTTAGCAGCTATTAGCTTTCCAACATTCAAGTTTGATGCAGTAGCAGATCCAGAAGTTACTACAGTTTTTGCAACTGTACCAGTTCCAGATGCACTATTTACAGCATCTATTATAAGTTGGTCCATTCTTCTACCGATTGCTTTCGATACAACTTGGACTAACTCTTGCCTTTCATCAAAGTTTACCTTCGCTTGGTGGAAGATGTCCGAGTATTCAGCAGCATTGAAATCACTCATTGTAGCTGTAACTTGAGAATAAGTTACATTCAATGGAGTAACATCTGTCTGTGGAACTCTAGCCGTAGCTGACCCCTTACCAAGTTTTGGAAACTTGTATGTTTGCCCTTGTACACCTTGTCTTAGCCTTACACATCCCAAGATTGAACTTTCACCTTGGTATGCTTGTTTTACCTCAGCATCAAACAGAGTAACAAAAGCATTAGTTATTGATTGTGCCATGTTTTCTCCTTTAGTTTAACACATTTATTTACTTTATTCGCAGTTGTCTGGTAAAATAGCCAGGCTGACAGTAGTGTACTTTCACACTTGTCAAAAGGCCAAAAAGAAATTTTGGTTGTCTCCGATTACAAAATAATCGTTTTCTAATAAATAATCAAGTCTATATTTCGCCAGTATTTACTTTTCCTGGAAAGGCTCTTGCGAACTGTTGTTCTACCTTTCTACGAAAAGCTGGATCTGTTTTATACTTGGGATCTGCAACTAATTCATACAGCTCATCATTAGATGGCATACCATCAACATCTACTGGAGATGTAGGTATTGTTTGCTCACCATAGTATTTTCTTATCTTATTGAGTGCATTGATACCATTAGCAGTAGCAGCAAAGATCTTAAACTCATTAAAATCTTCATCTGACCACACACCTTTAGATACAAGACCTTGACCCCATTTCTTGATACCATCAATAATTTGTGGAGCATTTGGTCCTAAAGCCTTTGTCTCTTCCTCAATATTAATACTTTCTGCCTCTTCTTGTTGTACTGATAATTCTTTAAACTTATTAACAAGATTATCAAATGCAGCTTGAGTTGGTTTGTTTTCTTTAGCCCACTCTACAAAATATTGTTTTAGTTCATCATCATCATCCACATCTTCTAAAGCAGTTACATCATATTCTTTAGGAGCTTTGTGTTTACCCATAGAGAATTGTTTTTGTAATTCTTTGTATGAATTGTTTAACTCTTCTACTTTTACACCAGATTTTTCATCCCAAAATTTATTTTCTAAATATTCTGGTTTCTCTAAAGTTTTCTCTTCCTCTTTAGTTTCTACTGGTTGTTGAGGTTTCTCTTCCTCTTTGTGTGGAACAACAGTATCATTAGGATTTGTTTCTTTTGGTTCATCAGTTATAGGTGTATCTGCAATTAGACCTTCACCTTTTTTCTCTTCTTGTATTTGATCTTGGTTTTCCTCAGCCATTTTTTGCCCTCTCCATTCTTGTTTTTATTTCTCGAACCACACTATTTTGTCCTTCTCTTGCATACCCAAATGTGTGATCTCCTCCAGGTACCCAAGTCGGTTGATCTAATGTTCTACTTATCAAATGTTTCAAACATTTTCTACCTTCCTCTGTTTCAAATGTTCTAGCATAAGCCTTGTCAATTTCAAGCTGTTCGTCTTTCGGTTCTTGTTTTGACTTGGTTTCTAATACTTCTATGCCTTCCCACCCTACTTTTGCCATTATGAACTAACCTCTTCCTCAACAGCACTTGCTGGTTCTTGTTCTTGAGGAGGAGTTGGTTCGCCTTGGGGAGCTTGTCCTTGCATCGCTGCATTAGCTTGAGCATTAAACATGGCCATACTTTGTTGGACAATAGCCTGTTTCTCTTCTGGTGAATTTCTTAAGGTTGTTGGAACTCCTAACTTATCACCAATAAAACTTGCAATAGCATCTGGTTTTAGTTCAGCAACACCACCAGGTCCTAAAGAATTTGCTATTTGAAAGAATTGCATAACCTCATTTATCTCTTCTAAATTTTGAGCTTTAGCCAATGGACTAACTGGTGTAACTTTCACCTCTAGCCCATTGACTTTCAAAGGGAGCTGAATGAGACCTTTCTCATCCATAATGAATAATACTCTTTGTATGATTGGTACCATAGTTTCAGTAATTAATCTACCAAAAGCAGCACCTAAATTTTGTGCAAGTTCTTTCATTCTTTCTACAATTTCAGTTGCAGATCTAGCCGACATGTTATCTGGTGGTAAAGTATCATCTAATAAAGTCTTTTTAATATTCATTCTTAAATCATTGATAACAATTTGTGATACATTGAAATCTCCAGATCTAGGTAAAGGAGCTAATGATGCACCCTGTGGTCCACCATTTCTTGCAACTGGTATGATTGAACCTGGAGTAATTCTAATATTAGATGGATTGATAACACCATCATCTGCTGCTGTATAAACTCCAGCACATGCTATACTAGCATTTTTAAGTAACAGCTCTAAAGTTTTATTTAAAGTTTTTACATCTGGTAAAGCAGATACTAATGGTCCTCTACCAAATACTTCACCGGGGATCTTCATATATCTTGCAACAATCCAAGGTGTTGTATCCATTCTACGAAAGACTAACTCATCTCTAGTTTTCTCATGTATAATGTGATAACAATAATCTTTTCTTTCTGGATCTAATATAACTGCCTCAATCAACTCTACCATCTCTTGAGGTTTGTTTTCTATCAATCTTTGTAGTTGATCATTCAATTCTATATCTGGGTATTGTCTTGGTAAAGCCTCGGCTCTAACTTTGTATTTACGATAAACATTATCTACTGTTCCATTCGGTCCCTCTTCTAATGCAATCAAGTATTGAGGTACTGGAGTAAATTGTATTGGGTTTATATCATCGCCAGGTTGAATGAGCATAACAGCAGTACCTACACACAGATCTAATAAAAACTCACCCATAGCTAAATCAAAATTAGATTGTCTTAACAAAGTAAACATTTTTTCAGAATAAGTATCTAGTGCAGCTTGAACCTCTGCTTTTCTTTCTACTGGTATGTCATTACCTGGCTCCAATCTGCACCATTTTTTATAGGGAGGAAATAGGCCAGATTGTATTCTATTTGCAAATCTTTGAGTAGAGTGGATAGCTGTACTATCAAATACCATATTCATTTTGTTTTGACCTGGTACAGTTCCCTCATAATAACCATCGTAAAGATTTCTTTGAGGTAAAGCATAACGATAACAATCCTCGTAAATAGTTCTCCATTGTTCTTTACGAGCAAAGGCTTTCTTTGATCTATCTAATACTTCATTTGATTTTAAATGCATTATGCCCTCGCCTTATTGTTTGCAGCAAACTTAGCTGCTGCCTCTTTAGATCCAAAACCCCATTTTTTTAATGCAAGTTTTAATCTTGTTGGTTTACCATCTTTCATCAATGGTCCTTTAACTTTTGAAAATCTAGCTGCGAAAGATACCCTTCTTGGGTTTGTACCTTTTGCTACTGGGGATTTTAAATTACTACCTTCGGTTCTTTTAAAAAAATCTCTTCCAGCTTGGTTCAAACCACCACTTTTGTTTTGGTATCTCTTTGCAACCATATCAAATTATCAAGCCTCCTAATATAAAAGATACAACTAAAGCAACAATCATCCATTTGTTTTCTTTAGCTCTTCTCTTCCATTCTCTAGGAGTATGTCCAAATATTATCATGCCATCACCTTTTGTTTCTTTTTATTTCTTAACATAGCAAAATCTTCTTTTCCGATCTTGCCATCTTTGTTTGCATCTAATTTAGTTTGTTTTCCTTTTAGATTTTTCTTTTTCATTTTCATTTTATATGCCATTAGCTTACCAATCCTTTCTTTCGTTTTGATCTTATCAGATCTTTATCTGCCTTTCTAGCACCACCTTTTCCAGTTGCAAAGGATCGGACCCTCCCGGCTGCCCATGCATGAGCTGATACATTCCTTGATCCGGAAGAATAATAAGCCCCAAGGCCTCTGGAATAGACCTTACTCAAAGTGCTTTTAGATATACCACTTGACTTTGAATACTTTGCTATAACTGCTGCCTTACTCATGCTCTTGCCCTTTTCTTGCTAATCTCATCCATCATAGCAGTAGTTAATAAACCTTTTTTATATAATCTTCTTGTTCTCAATATCTCACTCTCTTTTGCCTTTGGGTTCTTTGCACCAGATAAATATTTAAGTGGTACACCCTTTTTACTCTTTGGAACTTTCGGAAACTTCCTTGTCATCCTCTTGCTCCTTTGGTTTTCTAAATTTTGGATTTCTTATATAAACTTGTTCATGACTATCCATAAGATACTAATCCTTTCTTTCTGGATGATCTTTTCATTTTTTTCTTTTTAGATTTTTTTTTATGATAACCTGGCATTATGCACTCCCTAGTTTAGATCCATCTCTTGGATTTCTTATTGGTGAATAATCAGATGTAGTAGTAAGAGCTGTATTAGTTGTATTAGCAGCAGTTAAAATATTTGTTCTACTCTTTCTTGATCTTCGTTTTAATTTTCTAGGTGCTATTGTTTTTGTTTCTGGTTCAGTTTTCTTTGCTACCTCAACTCTTCTATCTGCAATAGGAGAACTAGGAGCAACAACCTTTTTAACTGGTGATATTACTTTTTTAATTATTCTTGGAGCTCCACCCATTATGTCATCATCCTTTCATCATCCATTGGGTTTCTTATACTTTCATCAGCTACAAGTGTAGTGCCAACCCCCAATGCTGGTAAAGCTCTATCTTGAGAATATAATAATCTTCCCCCACCTCTTCTTGCTCTTGCCTTTGCTGCTATTTTTCTTTTCTCACTTTTCTCTGCTGCATCAGCTCTAGCATCTCTCTCATCTAATAATTTATTAGATCTCTCCATCGCTGGAGGAGGAGTATATTTAGGTGGTTTAAAAAGACTACCCATTCTTTTTACCTTTAGTACATGGTGTATAGAAACAAGTACCCATACAAAATACTAAACAAACCCATTTCTTAAATATTTTTTTTAACATACTAAAATAACCTACTATACATTATCATGTCCTTTTTATTGAAGGAATATTTTTTTAATACACCTTCTCTCTTAAAATATATATGTTCTATCCATTTGACACTACGAACATTGTTAGCACTAACTGTTACATGTAATCTATGCAGATTTAGTTCATCCGCTGCTAATTCCATAAATTTTAATGATCCTTTATGAAATTTTAGTTTCCATTTTTGAATAAGGTTTTTATCTGGTATCAACCATAACTCTGCAACACCTGGCCATTGAGGTACAATACCAAAGCAAACTATTGGTTTTCCTTTGTCTAATACAGTATATCCATAACCCTGTTTAGTACATGCATCTAAATAATTAAAATAACCAGGGATCTGATCAATATGATCTCTATCCTCTTGGTATAAGTCCATCAAGTTAAGAAGATATGATTTGAATGGTAGAACAATCATGTCCTTTCCATCTGCCTTAAATATACTTTCAAGTGTTTGTATTCTCATAAGTGGCTCTATACTTTTTTGGTATAACAAATCTCTCCATCCTTTTCTCTGATGTAAAAATAGTAAACTCTTTCTTGAGTTCCATCTCTCCTCTTTTCCAAACTCTAACTAACCATTCTCTTTTAATATCTTTGCTATCCTTTTCCATAAACTCCAATCTATGTAAACTCCCGGCTCTGCAAAATCTTCTACCATAATTAAAAGATCTGCATTACCTTTCCATCTTTTTATTGTTGTAAAACCTTTACCACCTTTTCTAGCCTTGACCTCACAATGCATACCACCCAAAAGATCTACCTTAACATCATAAGGAAAGTCTTGTAAAGCACCCGACATAGGTTGTCTCCTTGCCTTGATACCTAGATCTTCAAATAGTTTGACAATCTTTCTTTCTACTCTTGAACCTTTGATTTTAGATTTACTGCTCATCTTGATCTCTATTGATAATAAAATATGCTATTATAGCAGCGACAAGTATTGCACCAATACCTACAAACAACATTCCAAATCCATAACCTACACTCATGCAAATATATCAAATTCTGTACTAGCAACTGATTGCTTAAATTTATTATTGTTACCTCTTGTTAATCTTTTATGTTCTCCACCACCAAGTAATAAATACATAAACGCATCACCGACATGCGAGTGTTCATTCTTGTTTGGAGCATCTCTATATCTTTCACCACCAGAGATCTGTACTCTTTTAAAATGATACCCACCCGATAATGCTTTCCTTAATCTTTGACATCTTTTATCTACAAGCAAACCTGGTTTACCATCTATCAATCTATTCATAGGCATAGCTCCAGCTTCTCTACGAACTCTAAAATCATTTGATGCAGTTGGTCTAGCAGTTAGTCCAATAGATCTTAAATGATCAAAAGCTGTAACTTCATAGATCTCATCTCTTTTCATACCAGCTGGGTCTCCATGTACCAACACATCAAACTTTGGAAACTTACTTGCTAATTCTGTTTTTAACATTTCACCAAATCTTTCTAATCCCATATCAAAGGTAACTAACTCATGTAGAATATTCCAAGTTCCTTTTTTAGTTCTTTGTCCAAAGATTGCTGCTGGGGTCAAACCAAAGTCCACACCAACTTGTATAGGTAAAGATATATCGGGTTCTAAAAAATCTGCTGCCATAAGTGTATCATCATACTCTGACATAACTGGTTTACCCTCTTGAACATAAGTATATAATCCTTGAGCATAACATCTTATCCAATCTAAATTTTTACCTAGTAGTGTTTGTTCATAGTAACCAGTAGGAAGATTTTTTTTATTTTCACATTTAGGATTTGTCATCCACCATTTATTTGCTGACATAACAAAACCATTAGCCTCTGGATTTTTTGGTAAATCTTCTTTTGTATATTCTACAACTGCCCCTGGTTGTTTAAAGAAAGTCCATTTGTATTTACCTTTCATCTTTTCTTTCTCACTTAATCTATACCACCAATGATCATCATCCATTGGGTTAGTATCCATAATGATACCTCTCCATGGTTTCGCACCACCATCAGATAAAGTTGGGTATCTACCTACCCTGTGTGTCAAACCATCTATTACAGCTTTAGGTAACTCTCTTGCCTCATTCACCCATGCACCAGTAAGTTCCATAGATAAAAGTTTTCTAACATCTTTGGGTTGATCAAGAGCTAGAAAGATAACCTCACAATCAATACCTGGAGCATTATCTCTTGATGGTAGTTTGATATGATGTGTCAAAGGTGGAGACCATCTGAAAGGACCCCAAATGTTTTCTGGAAATAACTCTTGCCATGTTTTGATTGTAGTAGTTCTTAACTCTGGATATGAGTTTCTTACAACAACAAACCTACTATACTTGATCCCATCTCTTGGTGATGTAACTTGTTGTACAGCTTTCAACATAATCTCCGCTGCACATGAATATGATTTACCACTACCTACCGGTCCCATAACACCTCTTACAAATGATTTGTCTTGTAAGAACTTCCACAATGTAGGTGAACTAGAAAAGTCTAATTTAAGATTTGTTATTGCATCACTCATTTACATATACATCCATAAAGATCACCACTACCATCATTCATGACATGTCTATTTATGGGAGCATCATGATAGGTTGTCAATTTTAATCTTAAAATATCACAAAGCTCAAAGCAATCTACTGCTGTTAATAGTGTAATACTTTGTAACATTTCTTTTGTAACTGGTACTAAACTATATAAACCATCGTATAGAATAATTAAATCCATTTATTTTTTTATAGCTTTTAAAATACTCAAACCTATAAGATATGGTATTTGAGGCACTACACTATTTCCTAAACATTTTATTCTGTCCACCCTATTGGGTACCCCATCAGCCACTCTACCCACTCTGGGTTCAAAGCCCCACCAATTTTCTTTTCCGATTTTATTGCTTGATGTGTAAGACTTGGATGAGTTTTCAAATACTCTGGATCCCATTTCGTTATGTTGCCCGAGTTTTTGTGTTCCCTCGCTGTTGGTGTGTGCCACATCTTCGGTTGAGGATATGTCCTTGCGTAAACCTCCAAAGTCCTCCTTGATAAACTTGTTGCTGCTGGATCGTATGTTGCCTTGCTGTTGGTGTACATCTTTGCAGTTGGGGTCGGTAGTTGTTGTAACTCTCCCTTTCTCGCTAGTGCCTCTAGGCATTTGGATGCTTGAGTGTTTCCCTTCAATCTGTATTTGTGTTCGTTGTTTGTCGGAGTAGGATACATCGTTACCATTTCTGATAGATACCCTGTCTTTCTCCCAGTCGCTGCTCTGCTCGGTCTCATTCCTTTTCTTACGATGTGATCCATATTCGTTGGTGTGGGAAATAGTATCTGATCCGAGAGAGCTGTTGATCCTCTCTTCACTCTGTGTTTGTTGCCACCTATGTTGTTCGGACCTATCCTTGCGTCTTGAGTGGTTGGTGTGCGAAATAGTCCATATTCGTTGTCTTTGGTGGAGGGCACCGACACCGCTAGCTGGAATATTAAATGTCCTTGTTGAGTAGCCTTCACTTTCCAAGTCCGAGATAACTGTATCAAGACCGAGTTTAATGTGGCCACTAACATTTTCTCCAATGACCCAAGTTGGCCGACATTCTTTGATAAGTCTAAACATTTCTGGCCAGAGATGTCTCGGATCTTTTTCAGCTCTTTGTTTTCCAGCAACCGAGAATGGTTGGCATGGGTATCCCCCTGTGATGATGTCAATGTCTTTGATCCCATCTTGTTTAAGTGTTTCATAGTTTAACTCCTTTATGTTATTATATATTGGAACTTTTGGCCAATGTTTTTTTAAGATCTTTTGACAATAAGGTTCATAATCACAAAATGCTATTGTCTCTACTAATCCAGCTTCCTCTAGTCCTAGACTAAATCCACCGATACCACTAAACAGATCTAAATGTTTTAGTTTCATTTGTACCTCCTAAAGAATAATCTCCATAACCAAGATCTAAATATTGATACGCACATAAAGATTACTGCTATGTTAAAACTCTCCCAAACTGTCGGATACATTCCAAAGAATGGAAATACATAGAGCTGTAACAATGTTGCGATAATTAAACCAGATCCAACATCAATGATGCTTTCTATAAGAGATCTCACCTACCACCTCGGTTTCTTTTTTTCCAAGATCTTTTCTTATGCTTATTCATACTGGAGAACTTGGGTTTTTTTCTTTTTGAAATACTTGTTTTCTTTGGGATCCTTTCATGTGGGAGTTTGTTTACATCAAACTTTACTCTTGCCATCATCCTCCTCAATATCAATTATTGGTTTTGCATCTGGTCCTTGCATAACAATACCAACAACTGATGGTCTTTCCATATCTTCATGTTGTTCTAATAATCCAGCAGCTTTTGCTAACACTCGCAACACTGCTACCTTATCATGAAGTTCTACCTCCAACTGGGGTCCTAGTTTTGTCGGAGTTACTTTAATTTTTTTTATAGACTTTAATGCTGCCTCGGATATGTTTTTCGTATCTTTTATTGTAACATTACCTTTTTCATCCCACTCCATAATATCGGCAATATTAGTCTTACCTATATCAACAAGTTCTTTAGCTACACTCTCCTTGTTATGTTCTATGATTTGAGATTTTTGTATCCTCCTCTGAACTACTCGGACACCACCGAACCTATCCAAAGGAGGTTTTACTATTCGTTTTTTATTAGTATTACTCATTCCTAAATATCACCACCATTAAACCTTTGATGTATCCAACCTTATTCTGATCATCAGATCCATCATCATGGCCAAACCTAAATCCATCTTTTGGTTTCTTAAGAAATCTAATCTCAACATTATCTTTCTTATACATGTAATCATGAAAGTATTTAGCATGAGTAGAAGCGGGTAACAAGAATACCCCTGTAAAGTTTTTTGTTTCCGCTGCCTTCTTTACAAACCTAGGTATGTCATTATCAAACATAGGATGTATATACGCAACCTCACCAGTCCAATCTTTAGTCAAGCTGTTATCCTCTTTGGTATAATACTTTGGTAAAAGATGGTTTTGGTGAGATGCACAACAATCAACAGTAAAGTTAAACTCTTGAGAAAGATCTGCCCAAATCTCTTTGGGAGTTCTAACCCACTTCATAACCTTATCGTTTCTTTGATATAGATTTGATTTAGAATGGGATTGGGTCATCTGATATTCCTTCACTTACTGGTTTTTGGTGAAGAGGTATTTGAGGATCACTCTTGTTCTCAAACACTCTAAAGAAAGCTACAAGATCTCCTTTGTTATATTCCTTTGAAGGATCTTTCTTATAGATCTTAATATCTTTTGCACCTGGCACTGGTTCTCTTTCTTGAGTATCTTTATTCCAATTAGATGCATTCCATTCCTCAATGATATACTCACCCTCTGGTAAGCTGTATCCTTTCATAACTTTGTAGTTACGATTACTATGTGTAGGTCCACTCATATATTTCCTTTCCTGTGTTTCCTATTTTTAGTGGGGCTGCTTTGACTAGCCTAGGATGAGAAAGCCTACCCCACTTATAAACTAAATAACTATCCTATAGAGAAAGTTATGTGAACATATTAAACGATTTGTAAAATAATTGCAAAAAAATTGTGAGTTACCCCCCATATATGTTTGACGCCCTAGGGGGGAATATGTACGCATTTTGTACGCAGATGTTCGCTTTTTATTCTGCGTATAAGAGATAATGCTTGGGGTGTGGGTATTTATAAAAAGTAAAGGTTCGTTTACGATTTATAAATTACCTTATTCTTGTACTCCTTACTACTTTCTTAAGTATAGCTTGGATCTTCTCCTTATCGTTTGCCGGCTTGGGTTTCCTTACAAATACATCCTTGTAGAATATAATCCTTTTCGGACAATCCTTTCTATTCTCTTTCCTCCAGGTTAGTATTTCCTTAAGTCTAGCAGCAGCTCTATCCTCGGTAAGTCCTTCCTTTACCCATTCAGATACCATCTTCTCATCTTCAATAGTATATTGAACCAATACTCCGAAAATCTCTTCGGTTAATCTTACAAACCGATTTAATATGTTTCTGACTATAGGGTATATATGATTATTAGATGGGTTGTTATGTATGTATTCAGAGTGCATATCTGGATATGTATTAGAGACCATATTAGAATTATTCTTAACTACCGAGTTATGTACTCTAGGTGCATATTTCTTTTTACCCCCACCTTTCGGTCCTACATGTATTTCTGGTTTATCTTCATAAGATCTGTCTTTATCTGGAACCATAGCTAACGCATCCTCTTCCTTAATTTTAGGATCAAAGACCATAAAGTATTTGTTACCTCGTAAGTTAGGGTGTTTCTTTGCATAACGAATATAACCCCACTCAATCAGTTTCTTAATATGTCTTGATACAGTAGATTGGGTGATGTGCAAGTTCTTTGCAATAGTTATTTGGTTCGGCCAACAAACTCCCTGTCTTGAGGTATAGTTACCTAGTGCTGCTAGTATCATAAAGGTTCGTGGATATTGTTTGAACCTTTTATCTATTACAGCTCTTTGGGGTAGAACACAAAAATGACCTGGAGTTCTACCCTTACCATAATCTGGTTTCTTATCACTCATTATCGGGTTGTGCCTCTGATTTTAGCTTTGCCTCAAGTTTGCTATAATCGGACCACAATTCTAATCCACTTTCTTTTTTTATATCCCAGCAGCCAGACTTGTTTGTTTTAAGTCTAGTATGATGAATAACTGTCGTATGATCTCTGTTACCACACATTCTACCTATTGCAGCATAAGATCCATGAGTAAGTGCATTACATAAATTTATAAATACAGATCTTACTCTTACTATTTCTGCTCTACGAGTTTCTGATTGAATTGTTGTTGGTGTCATCTCAAAGTAACCACAACAAGCCTCAAGTATATCTGACATCCATACTCTTTTAGCTCTCTCCTCTGGTTTAGGTCTGTACTTATCTCTTCTCTTCAATACTCGGAGCTCATCCATAAACTTATCTATCTTGCTCTCCAAGTAATCTATTCTTTTTTTAATATCATCTTGCTCTGTTGTTCTTTTGATTTGAACAATAGGTATATTCTTTTCTACTGTTACATACTCATAACCTTTAGGTGGTCGGATTACATTATTTGGTATCTTTGTCATTTTTATTGTCCTTGTTCTTTGGTTTAAATGGATAGATATGAACACCAGGATTTAATAAATCTTTTAGATCTTCCTCGGTCAAATCCTTTGGATCCTTATCTTGAGCTCTTACTTTCGGTTTCTTTTTCTTTATCATATCAGTAAGTTCTTTGAGTAATCTTTCACAATACCAATGAGCTTTACCGGCATCATCTCTCGCACCTTCAAGAGTTTCTACCTTCTTACCCATTCGCATTATGTATTTACATATATTGAACTTGATAGCTCCAATCTTTTCTGCATCACTAAATTGCGATGTGATTGCGTCAAAAGTTTGTATTGGATTGTTTTTGTAGTGTGGTGGGTTTATTTTATCCTTCATTTGATCCTCCCATTCTAGCTGCATTGATCATCTTATCAATCCTGTCTTGATGTACCTTTGGTCTTGCATGTATCCCCATCTCCAAGATTTCTGATACTAAAGTTGCCATAGGTATTCTCTCTACCTTAGCTTGATCTTGTATCTTGTCTTTGAGTTTTTGGGAGATTTTAAAATAGAATGGTATGAGCTGTTGCGATTTAGCCATATTTTATCTCCTTTTTTTATATCTTGTAAATATATCAGAAATATATATATTACCTATATGAACATTATAAGACCAACAATAGGAAATAACAAAGGAGGAAACATGGTCAAAACAATCACGATAACTCTTAACAAAGAGCAAGAGGAATTGTTGCTTAAAAAATTAGACCAAGCAACATTTAGATTAACAGAGAAAGAAATTACTTTAATAAATAGTAATTACAAAAATCCAAGTAATAGAACTTACGCAAATTGGATTAGAGCAAAGCACCAAGAGAAAAAATTAGAAAAAGAATGGGAAGTTTCTAATTCTATAACTGATCAACTTAAAAAACAATTAGAAGGAGGTTATCATAATGGATAGGATAGTAGCTTTAGTAAGAGTTAGTACCGATAAACAAACTGTTGAGAACCAAGAGTTTGCTATCAAACAAAAGTATTTAAATACACAAATCATTTGGTTTAGAGAAGATGATACATCTGGTACTAAAAAGTTTAAGAATAGACCAATACTACAAGATGCAATCAAGACAGCTAAAAGATTGCGTGTACCACTTGTTGTTTATTCTTTAAGTAGATTAGGTAGAACTTATGAGGTTGGTGAGTTCTTGGATAGTAACAAAGGTAAAATACAATTAGATATTTTAGATAGACCAGTCATAGATCATAAACTTGTAGGGTTTGATATTGCAATCAACAAGTATGAAAGAGAAGTTATATCTGAAAGAACTAAAGCAGCATTAGCTAGAATTAAGAATGAAGGTAAACCACTTGGTAATCTAACTAACCTTGATGTTGTTAGAGTAAGAGGTCATGCAACTATCAAGGCCAATGCTGATAGGTATGCGAAAGACATCAAAGATATAATTAAAGGAATTAAGTTATCTGGAGTTAATACTCTTCAAGGTATTGCTACAGCTCTTAATAATAGGGGTGTTAAAACTTATAATGACAGGGTTTGGTATCCTACAACAATAAAAAATGTCATGGAAAGGGCTTTACAATGAACAAAATATGGACTAAATATATAAGCAAGATGAACATAAAAGAAACATTATTGTTCTTGATGGAAGGTATAGCTTTCTTGTTATGCCTTGCTGCTATCTATTTTTTTGTCATAGTTGGATGTGCGATGGTAGATAGTTGTTACTATTACTATTTTCCTGGAGGGGGAGTTTGATGGGAGATAGTGGTAGAAAAACATCTTATAAAAGAAAAGAACTAGGAGGGAGTGTTATAGGCTCCCTCTTGGTTGATAGTTTCAAGACACCTAACCAAATCTTGAAGGATGCTCTACATGAGTATGAAGGGAAGGAGGCTATAAATGACATAGCTAACGAACCAAAGGTTATTGCTGGTAGAATGTTAGAACCAGTAATTTTAAAAATGTTCATGGATCGGTTGGAACCTTTTTGTCAAGATAAACAAAAGGTAAAGATGACTGTACCTAAAACAGCTCACTTGTATCAACTGAAAAATGGCAAACTCGGTAGCTCTTTAGATGGTATGTTACACATATCTCCAGGTAATTTAGAACTCTCTGATTATACAAATAAATCTTTTAGCTTAAAAAACAAAGTAGTATTAGAGTGTAAAAATTATTCTGGAGCTGCCGATGATGAACCTTATCCAGCTTATAAGTATCAGATACAACAAGCTCTACTTACAACTGGATGTGAGTATGGGATATTGGTTAGATTAGTAAAAGGGTGGCAACTTCAATGGTTTATCTACCCAAGAGATCATAGAATGGTTGATCAGATTATCAATGCTGGAAATGATTTTTGGGATAGGTTTGATGGTATCAAGAATGGTCATGATTATTGGTACCCACCAAAAGATACCAAAGAGGCTAGTGAAATATACAGATCTAATGGATCAAAAGAGATCCAAGATATGAGTACCCATAACAAGTTAGGTATATTGATTGAGCAATATGTATCTGCATCAACTGATGAGAAAGAGGCAAAGAAAAGAAAAGATGCTGCATCAATGTATATGAAAGAAATACTTGGTGGTCATGAGGTTGTTAAGTTTAATGACTATACAGTTAAGCATACAACAAATCAGAAAAAGAAAACTAAAACCATAACTATACCTGGTGAGTTCACTAGCTATAGAAGGTTTACAATAGAGGGAGGAAATAAATGAGTAAAGAAAAAGTAAGTTCAAATGTATATAAAAAGATCTTTGATGTACAACATGAGTGTTCATCAGTAATCAAGGATCCAAAGAAAGGGTTACAATACAAACCCCTGTCATACAATTCTGTAAATGCAGTTGTAAGACCAGCTTTGGAAAAAGCAAAACTAACTATTATACCATTTGTTAAATCACATGAGCAAGATGGAAATCAAACTAGATGTGTTATGGCAGCGAGAGTGGTTGATGTAGAGAGTGGACAACATATAGATGTAGGTGATTACTTTGGTTATGGTAATGATACCCAAGACAAAGGACCCGGTAAAGCTATGTCTTATGCATACAAATATCTTTTATTAAAACTTTTCTTATTAGATATATCTGATGAAGAGGATAGTGAGAAAGGTGATAACCAAAAGATTGTAACTAAAAACAAAGACAAGGAGTGGATGGACAAGTTTGAGAATGATTTATTAAAAGGTATAGACATTCTTTTTGAAGATCCACATTTAACAAATGCTGAGAAGGTTCATGAAATAATACAGCTCAAGGATAAATTTAGACCAGATTTTGAAAAGTTGTATGGTATGGATAAAGGTAAAGCGAACATGATAGCAGATAAAATAAATAAGAAAGTGAAGGAGCTAAAACCAAATGATGCTAACCCCAAATCAACTTAAAGTTTTTGACTTTATAAATAGTTATATAAAGCAAAAAAGGGTACCACCTACGATACGAGAGATAGCTCGTAAACAAGGGTGTGTACATTCGAACATCTGGAGGATCTTAAGAAACATAGAGCAGCGAGGATATATTAAGATCCATACCGGTAAATATAGAGGAATAGAGGTACTTAATGGCAATCGTATTCAAAAGTAGATTTAGAAAATGGTTTGTTAAGGAACTGATCAAAGCCTTCGATGGTGAGAATGATGTAGTAGTTATCACCTTTGATGAAAAGTATAATGAGAAGGGTGATCCAGTTCAAAAGTTCTATTCTGCCGATAACATAGACTTGGAGGTCATGCATAAAACTGCCACAATCCAAGTCAAACCTTTTGAGGAGTTATGGGTGAGAAAGAATAGAGAACGAGTAGAACACATTTTCTTAAAAGATCCAATAGAGAATAAGACTGGTAATTAAATAGTCTTTAATCGGCCATAGACCCCCTATTTTTTGCGATCTAGGGTCTTGGGGTACTTATCCCCTAGACATCTCTTTCCATGCTTTTCTGATGCGTTTTTGAGAGGATTTTGTAAAGACCGATAGTGGATACACATTGGTATCTCCATAGCCTATGTCATCTACATTCTGATAGGATGCAAAAGTTCTTACAAACTCGTTACCTTCCTCTTCAAACAAATCATATAGATATGCCTCGGTAACTATTCTTGCTGCCTTTAGTTTGTTAAACTCATAATCACTTTGTAACGCAGAGTTGCCACAAATATCTAACCACTCAACCTTTATCCATAGATGTCTTTTGTTATTGATCGTAACAGCTTTAGCCATTAGACCAACTCACCGATCCATTTACCATCCCGGTCAAGTAACATTGGGATAAGAACTGGCCATCCATTTATTATCATCCCGCAGCCGATTATAAATCTTAATCTAAATTGTCTTGAATAATTAAATGCCATGTGCTTTTGGTTTGTGAGACAACCAACTTGCATAGACCATACTAGATTATCTGGATTAGAAAAGTATTGTATGTTGAACTTACTATGAAAATGCCCCTGTGTTACATGTTTTCCATATTGCATAGCTAACTTTAAACCATCAGCAGATATACCATGAGTAAAGAAACACTCTTGTCCACTACTTAATTTTATATTGAGATCATCTACCCACTCCCATCCTTTACCTACCTCAAGAAAATCATTGTAAGATTTTAGATATGCTTTAGGCATACCATGTTTTAATGCTCTTCTATAAATTAATGATGAATGATTACTATGAAGTAGTATCATCTCTGGAAACATTCTCTCTAGTTCTTTAATATATCTTTTACTTATAGACAGCTCATCACCAGATGATGGAAGATCTGGATCTGTGTCATGGAAAGATAGTCCATGCTGGTCTAGTTCATCTCCGATATTTACAACAAGGTCTATATCTTTGTATTTTTTTTTGATAGCTTTTAGGAAATCAAAACTTTGTGGGTGATGATAAGGTATGTGAAGATCTGATATGACCAATACACACCCATATTTTTTAGATGCTTTCATTTGTTAGTCCAATAAATTCCTCTGCAAACCACTCACCTACATCAAAACCTGGACAATCGGCTTTGTTATCTGGATCTAAATCACAATGACCTACTACCTCTGCTTGAGGATAGATCATCATTAACACTCTTATAAGATCATGTAGTGCTGCCATTTGATTATTTGTAAAATTATTTTCTGATGTACCATCCTCTGCCATACCACCTACTAAACATATACCTACACTCTCCCAATTATGTTTAGCTACATGAGCTCCCGGTACTGATACATGTCTCCCTAGTTCTATGATTGGATTACGATCTCTAGTAATTACAAAATGATAACCTATGTCATCCCAATTTCTAGGTGGATCTGTATGCCACTTTCTTATCTCTGCTGCACCAATATCCATAGATGGTTTGGTTGCTGCACAATGGACTACAATATAATTTGTTTTATCTCTTAAATCTATTTTTCCATTCTTCATACTACTCTCCCTTGTATTATATTTTTATTTTAATATCAATTTTTTAATATGTTTATTTCCTAACTTATCAGTTTCTATCTCTG